ATGCAAACCGTTATTTTTGGTCGTCCGGGTTGCCCTTACTGTGTGCGTGCAAAAGATCTGGCTGAGAAATTGAGCAATGAACACGATGATTTTCAGTATCACTATGTAGATATTCGTGCGGAAGGGATCACTAAAGAAGATCTACAACAAAAGGCAGGTAAACCCGTAGAAACCGTGCCGCAGATTTTTGTCGATCAGCAACATATCGGCGGCTATACCGATTTTGCTGCATGGGTGAAAGAAAATCTGGACGCCTGATCGTCTGACAAGCCCTCGCGTTGAGGGCTTTACTGATTTTTTCTGTGCTGTGGTTTAAACAAACTACTGATAAATAAGAAACACAGTGCCCCCAGCGCACACCAGAACACCGCACTTAATAACCATGCCAGCTCTTGCCAGAATGAGCGCGTCGGTGAAAAAAACAGCCGCATAATGAGCATCGAACAGGGTGCCGCCAGCATTGCGCCAAACAGAGGTTTCAGGACTTCTCTACGCTGTGAAAAGAAGCTGGCGACTGCTCCAGGAAGAATGAAAAATAGCAAGCCGATTTCAGGATGCCCGGCAGCCCGAAAAGCGCCTTTCATGTGCGTCGCCAGAAAAAGGCACACCACAATGAAGAGGACAAAACAGCAGATTGCCCCCGCCCAACGTTGTTTATGTTTCACTCGTTCCTCCTGACACTGCGTCTATCGAACACATTTTTCGCCAGTGTGGCGTTCAGTAAGATAAAGCCGCTTCGCATTCCATGCTAATATAGGCCAACGCAATTCATATAGCCGTTGATACCTAATGTGATTACACTAGTAAAATATATTGTTACTTTACTATCGTTTAGGTGCGCTGAATGAATCTGCGCCCTGAATTCTGGTAAAAAACATTATCGTAAATTACCATTTCTTTCAACAGCTTACTAGTAAACAAGAAGTTAGCCTCCGTGAATATAAACGTCGCCGAATTGTTAAATGGGAATTACATTCTGTTATTATTTGTGGTCCTCGCGCTTGGGCTATGTCTCGGAAAGTTACGACTTGGTTCGATCCAACTGGGTAATTCCATTGGCGTTTTAGTCGTATCGCTGTTATTAGGCCAACAACATTTCAGCATTAACACCGATGCGCTTAATCTTGGCTTTATGCTGTTTATTTTCTGCGTCGGGGTCGAAGCCGGACCGAACTTTTTTTCCATTTTTTTTCGCGATGGGAAAAATTACCTAATGTTAGCACTGGTGATGGTTGGCAGTGCGCTGGTGATCGCCTTAGGGTTAGGTAAGCTGTTTGGCTGGGATATTGGCCTGACGGCCGGTATGTTAGCAGGCTCTATGACGTCGACACCGGTTCTGGTCGGTGCTGGCGATACACTGCGTCATTCCGGCATGGAAAGCAGGCAGCTCTCACTGGCACTGGATAATCTGAGCCTCGGGTATGCCTTAACCTATTTAATCGGTCTGGTGAGTTTGATTGTTGGTGCGCGTTACTTGCCGAAATTGCAGCATCAGGACTTACAGACCAGCGCCCAGCAAATCGCCCGCGAACGTGGCCTGGACACTGATGCCAACCGTAAGGTTTATTTACCGGTGATCCGCGCCTATCGCGTCGGCCCGGAACTGGTGGCCTGGACCGACGGCAAAAATCTGCGTGAACTGGGTATTTATCGACAAACCGGCTGCTACATTGAACGTATTCGACGTAACGGGATTCTGGCAAATCCAGACGGTGATGCCGTGCTACAAATGGGCGATGAAATAGCGTTGGTAGGCTATCCCGACGCCCATGCCCGACTCGATCCCAGCTTCCGTAACGGTAAAGAAGTTTTCGATCGTGACCTTCTCGACATGCGTATCGTCACTGAAGAAGTGGTCGTTAAAAACCATAACGCTGTAGGTAAACGTCTCGCACAACTGAAGTTGACCGATCACGGTTGCTTCCTTAACCGCGTCATTCGTAGCCAGATTGAGATGCCGATAGATGACAACGTCGTGCTTAACAAAGGTGACGTTTTACAAGTCAGCGGCGATGCCCGCCGCGTAAAAACCATCGCCGATCGCATCGGCTTTATCTCGATTCACAGCCAGGTCACTGACCTGCTGGCATTCTGCGCCTTCTTTGTTATTGGGCTGATGATCGGGATGATCACCTTCCAGTTCAGCACATTCAGTTTCGGCATGGGGAACGCTGCCGGGTTGTTATTCGCCGGAATTATGCTGGGCTTTATGCGTGCTAACCACCCGACCTTCGGTTACATTCCGCAGGGTGCATTAAGCATGGTGAAAGAGTTCGGCTTGATGGTGTTTATGGCAGGCGTTGGTCTGAGCGCCGGTAGCGGTATTAATAACGGCCTGGGCGCGATTGGCGGTCAGATGTTGATTGCCGGATTGATTGTCAGTCTGGTGCCCGTGGTTATCTGTTTCTTGTTCGGTGCTTATGTATTGCGAATGAACCGCGCGCTGTTGTTCGGCGCAATGATGGGCGCACGTACCTGCGCGCCGGCAATGGAGATCATCAGTGATACAGCTCGCAGTAACATCCCGGCGCTGGGCTATGCGGGCACCTATGCAATCGCCAACGTCCTGCTGACGCTGGCAGGGACAATCATCGTCATGGTATGGCCAGGATTAGGATAAAACTGAAGTTGCCCTGAAAATGAAATTTTTTTGCACAACCGCAGAACTTTTCCGCAGGGCATCAGTCTTAATTAGTGCCACTGCTTTTCTTTGATGTCCCCATTTTGTGGAGCCCATCAACCCCGCCATTTCGGTTCAAGGTTGATGGGTTTTTTGTTGCCTGAAATTTAAGCTGTTTAAGATCATGATGTTAGAAGCACTGTTTTTTAACGATGGCGACAAAATGGCGGCAGCGTCAAAGAGAGAGCGCTACCTGTCCTGATTTCATTGGATGCGGCTGAACCGGATTTGACTCTTTTGGCGTTGCAATCGAACGAACAAAAGTTTCATGGGTAACAAAAGTATGGCTGCAGTTAATGTTCTGGCACTGGTTGTAACGCTCTTTGGTCAATGAAGATACCTGAAAACTGCTGCGAGTATGGGCGGCACTTCCACACAGTGGGCAAATCATCATTTTTCGAGTTCTCCCCATTTTTGCTAAATTCACAATAATGATACCGCATTATTCCATTTTGCAAACTTAAAAGTTCTCCATTGCGAAGAATCATTCCATTTCGAAATCATCAATCCTCACTTCAAGCTCCAGACTGGTCGTAAAACCGTTATCCGGGCTGACGGTATGTGTCAGAGTCGTAATGGTCCATTCCGCATCATCTATCAGCTGTTTAAAGCCACTGACTTTCACTGGCATTTCCGTGTAGAGATCTGCCCGCCCTTCCGCCAGTTGTAGCGAGAATGACGCAACGCCGCGTTGCAGGCGTTCCCACTGCATTTTTGCCGCCCGTTCGGCGTTGCTCCGGTTGGCATAGGTGCGATTAAGTACCAGCACGTTTTCATCCGTACCCACCAGGTAATCGCCCTGCTTCGCTTCCGGCTCTTTCTTCTGCTTCTTAGTCCTGCGCTTACGCTTCACCGTGGTGCTTTCTTTCTTCGCGGGTTCGCGGGTATGCAACCAACTGGCAATTACGCCCGTATAGGCTCCGCGATCTGCCAGGGTAAAGCGGTGACTGTCGCCGTCCTTACGTGTGATAGTGATCACCGGTAGTGGTTTACCGCTGGCGCTTTTACCCTGTCCCTGCCGGATGAATAACAGATTGCCATTTTTCACCGACGCAATAGCACCGTACTGGCGCGCCAGCCGCATCAGAAAACTGCCGTCACTCTCATTGGTCTGGTCTATATGTTCCACGGGTTTATCTGACAGGTCTTTACCCAGTGCCATCTTCAGTTTGTGCCGCACAGCTATTTCCTTCACCACTTCCCCGACAGTGGTCTTGTGCCACGACTTTTCACGGCGGGGATTCAGCGTTTCCCGAAAATCAGCACTTCGCGCCCGGATAGTCAGGCGGTCCGGTGCGCCAGTGTGTTCAATCTCGTCCACCGTGAATGCCCCTTTCGGGAAAAGCGGCTGCCCCTTCCAGCCCAGCGCCAGCGTAATGACCGCACCACGGCGCGGCAGCGCTATTTTTCCATCGGCGTCGTCCAGCTCCAGATCAAGCTGGTCCGCTTCAAAGCCCCGATTGTCCGTCAGCGTCAGACTCATCAGGCGGTTATCCAGCACAGTGGTGATATCCCTGCCCTCAATACTGATGCTGAATGCGGGAGTTTTGTTGCCTTTGTTAAGCAGTTCAGAGCTGAAATTCACGACAGCAGCCCTCCCACCGTTTTACTGATATCGCTTAAGGCAGACGTTGCCGTGTCCTGCAGATTATTCAGTTGCGCACTGAGATCACCGAACATATCGGACAATGATTCATCCACCCTTTTGAGCGACAGGGTGAACTCAATCCGGCGCGGCATACCGTCGCGGAAAAACTCCGTTTTAGTCTGATTCAGTCCCTCAATCACATACATGCCATAAATCGTGCCGCTGCCTTCAATCAGGGGCCATGCTTTCCCCTGTTCTGCCATCTGCTCCAGTGCCAGCAACGACAGCCTGCCACCTGTTATCTCCGGCATAAGAACACCGGAAAGCGTCAGCATGTCGTTGTCCGGTCCCAGAAACTGCGTGGACGGACGTCGGTTTACCCGGCTGTTTGCCGCATGTCGCCAGCTGCGTTGATACTGCAGCTCCTGATACGGCACGGTGCGCAGCATAAACACGTACAATCCCAGCACCATCATCATGCGTCGTATCCGTTCTGGTCCGGTGCGCTGTTCAACCGTGGGCGCAACAAAGCCGATAAGGTGGACATCGACCTGTCCCACAGCAATCTGGCCCCCGGCCTGCTGTGCGCAGACGGGCAATACCGCCAGATATCAGAAGTCGCGGCGAAGGATGAGTTTCTGAATATCAAAAATGTCAGCCGCGATGACATGATGGCGGCACACCGTGTGCCGCCTCAGATGATGGGGATTATGCCTAATAATGTTGGAGGGTTTGGGGATGTAGAGAAAGCCAGTTGCGTTTTTGTTCGTAACGAATTGATGCCGCTACAGAAACGGCTACAGGAACTAAATAGATGGTTGAAAGATGAAATTATCCGTTTTGCGACATACTCATTATGACGACAATATGTTCGCTGATCAGTAAAATATCAAGAAGGCCTCTTACAAGGCCTTCTTTTAGTTAGAATGCGGATTTGATTTTTTTCTCAAATGCCTCATATACAGGCTGGTTCATTTGGGCCGTTGCAGTAATAAGCTGTGAAAAATTTGATATACAATCTTTAACTTTTGTAGGACTTTTCAACCCTCCTTCAACCAGTGCAGGCAGCAACTGATTACTTAAAGCCAGACACACATCTACAATTGGCTCCCAAATACTTTCAGCCTGAGAAGGAGAAACCGTACTTCCAAACGAAACTCTAAATAAATTAGGAACGGGACGGCCCAAAAAGTTTTCCAAACATTCGGCAATAGCCGAGCACAATAAAGGTATTGAACCACGATGCCTGAGATATCCCAATTGAGCGCTATCATTTTTTGAAAGAGTATCTTTCTTTGCCAAAGCTATTTTCTTGTTCTCAATACACCGCATGAGAGAATACGCACAAACAATATGTGAAGCTTTTGTACTGTCATTAAAAATCTTAGAATAATGAGAGTCATTAGTCCAAATTGCAGATCGCTGATTATAAGCTACCGTCGGCTCTCCATGGAAACTCATCAAAGCTTGACCAACAGTATAAGAAGGCAGTAGATTAGTTTTTCGACGAATGACACTTTCAGCACCTCCTCGTCTTCCTCCATCATATTCAGCATCAGGAATAGAAGCAAATTCATTTTTAAGTCGTTTTTGAATTTTGTCTGTGCTTCTGAAATCAGATGCTTCAACTTTATTCTGACTGTTATTATACTGAATTATATTCTGAATTAGATCAGCATCCGCATCTTTGACTTTTATAAATCTAGCTTGGACTTTAACTGATTCTGGAGGTAATCGTGGCAGCGTTCCTAAAGCACCTGTTGTCTGTGCTCCATTAACTATTGACATCCCTCTGATTTCAAGATTCTTTGATGCTTCATTGAATTTATATTCATGAACCAAAACAGTTACGCCATTATTGTATGCCCAAAATTCTGATGCTGAATTTTCCGCACTGTTACGGATACCATTATTGATATTTGAATCAGATGACCTTGATCCAAGGTAGTCTCTAACATTTGCTGAAAATATTTTTAATTTATGCTTTTTGTACGCTCTAGCTAAATCTCTTCCCTGAATGGTAGTACAGAATGCATTCCAATTATCTCCTTTTATTTCATAGCCACCATCACTGACTTTAATATTGAAAATCTCATCAACCAGTATTGGTGATAGTGATTCACTATACCATTCCGTCAACTTTTCAGTGCCTACTTCCATTGCATGCACTTGTATTTTAGCATCTTCAAAATCATGTTTTAAAATAGTTGTTGCTGTCTGCTGAACCGTAATTAGCTCTTGAGCCACATTTGTTGAAGATGGTAAGTTATGAACATACCAAACGTACAGAGTTTTAATTTTCCCTTGTTTGATTGATGTCCGTATCTGTTGAGCAGAAGATTTTATTCTATCGGGTACATCATGCAAATCTCTTTGCAGAAGCCATGCTAAAGCAATATTAAGATCACTCGCTTTATTTGCTGGAGCTTCCTGTCTATCTTTGCTTGAGAAATAGCATTGAGCAAGTACAGCAAATTCTTCTTCTTCATTAATATACACAAGGTCACATTTCTTATCGTCATGTCCATCGGTAATGGACTCTGCTGCGACACTATCAATGTCATCAATTCTGAAATGTAATGCTAACGCAAACAAAGCCAGTCCATTATCACCATACGATTTCAAATCTTCTCTTGCAGAATAGGCTTGGTTCCAGGTACTCATTATCACTCCTTAGTAATAAAGTTTTAGCGAAGGTTATCTCTAAGAAGGTACATTTTCAATTCCATTTATCCCTCCAGCGCGCGCTCGTATCCCCGCCACGCCTGCCCGCTTTATGCAGTGATTTTCATGCACCTGCATGACATAAGCGAAAGCCCGCCAGTTCTGGGGGGCCTCAGCAAAAACGATCCTCAAACGATCATGCAATTTCATGCAGCATAGTCATGCACAGCCAAGAGAAGTGAAAATCCGTATCTGAATGACCACTTAAAAAACGAAATATACGGGTTTACAAACATGGAGGTTCACTGTGAGCGAAGAGCGGAAGTTGCCTTAATTAGGTTACATGGGGGACAAATGTTACTAGCATGATTATGCGGGATACTTACAATACCACGCCTTAATTGCTTTGTTATCCCACCAGAAAGTCATGGAGCCGCAACTGATAATAAAATTGTTGTAAAAGTGCCAGTTGGTTACTCTGAATTTCTGCTTAGCCAGGAGAGTGCCTGCGTTGTCAGCGAATGCGTAAGTTGATCCTTCAATGCAGAAATAGTTCAATTTATTAAACAACACTCCTGGCGGGATTAACGCCGCATCTATAATGCGTGAGAGTGTGCATGCGCAATTTCAGCAAAAAAATTGAAAATAGCGCTACTAACTTCCCTTTATTTTTAGTTCGTTAAAAATATCTTCGATTACCAATCCATTTTTAATTAAATGCTGCACAATATTTTCATATTCTTTGAAATTGTCAATATGCAAGCCATGATCTTTTTCTTTAGCAATTCTCGTAATCACATGTACGCTATCTGTATAATCAATCTTATTTTTAAGAGCATTGAGCAAACTTATACTTGGATTTAAAGTTGAGATTAGTTTACCAAACTCGGTTTGTAACTCTTTGGATTGATGAGTATTAATATAATCTTCAATAAAAGCATCAAAATCTCCTTGCAACTCAACTTTAAGGTTTGCTATATCCTTCATAATATTTTCTAACTCAGAAGAGTATGGCCGACCATGTTTAAAATCGAATAAAAAAAGATTTGCTTTCTCAATACATTCGCAAATATAAAAAACTGTATAAAGGGAATATTTTTGCTTAACTTTTAATTTTCCATAGGCGTAGTGAACCAAAAGATGCTTAGCATTAATAACATTTTTATTTTTTGAAAGTTGATTGTTAGTTGCAGGCGGATAAATTACCACATCAACATTATCTAAATTTTGAAAAGTTTTTAAAATAAGAGCCTCAACCTTATTCCAATCGAGGCCCCCATTACCACAGCCTAAAGGTGGTATTGATATTGATGTAATTTTTTTTTCGTCTATAATTTTTGCTAAAGATTCAAGGCCTTGCGAGATAAAATCATATGTTGATTTTTTTCTCCAACTATCTTTAGTGGGAAAGTTTACAATTATTTTTCCCTTTTCCTCTACAATTAAAACCTGTCCAATTTTCATTGTACCAGTGGCGCATGCTCTCTTATAAACTTCGAAATTATAGGGAAAAGTTTCTTTAAAAGCCAAAGCAATACCCTTTCCCATGACTCCTTGGCAGTTTACAGCATTCACAAGAGCTTGCGATGTAGAGTTTAGAAGATTTCCGCTTGCATACTTAATCATAGAATTAGAACATATAAGTGTTGATCGTTATCAATATACTTAATCCTTGTTGTTTTATCAACCTTTCAACATATTTTTTTTCGTTATCATTTTTGACAAAGATGCAATGGAAATTTTTCGGCTCGACCGTTACACTTGATAAACACTCAGCCATACATACAGATTTGCATTCTGCATTTTTATAATCCCTTATATTCATAAGCTCCCAGTCAATTTGGGCCATTCCTTGTTCATAATCTAAGAGGTCTATAACAGAACTGGTGGATAATGGATGTTTAGGGATAACTTTCCAACCATTTTCTTTGGCAAATGCCCGACAAACCGAAATAATACAAAATGATTTTTCCTTATGATCTTTCAGGACTCTTCCATCAAATGGATTCTTAGTAAAGAAATGAAAAGGAACCATTGTTTGCAAATTTAATGCTTCGCGTCCTGTTATTATTTCACCGTCGGCCACATCAACAAACTCACCTTTTACTGATGCACGAGATCTTAATCCTGTGTCTAAAATACTAGGTAGATTATCCATACATGTTAAATGATAGAGAAGATACTGATCTTCAATTCTTTTCCTTTCGCTCATTTCAACTCATCCTTTCAAAGTCGTAAGTCTATTTATAGAACCAAACCTCACTGGCAGTCAAGGTTTTTAAGATTATTCACATTGCCTTCTGCCTGTCGATCTAATTATTTTCTATTTTTTGGGTATGATTTGGCATTATTGATATACAAGGTAAAACAATTTTTCAGTAGTTTACTGACGCTGAGTGATTACGATAGCTAGCTTGGGAAGGCAATGGCCATAGTGCATGTGCTGAACAAAATGAAAAAGGCAGGGACATTCTGGTCTTCCCCATGAGTATGGATTTTCATTGCATCGATGGGTATGAGCAACGTGCCCTTGATTAAGGATAGCGTTGCATCGACCCGTTGAACTCACAACACAAATCGTACAATCACTTATCAAAATGGCCGCCCACCTTACGCCTCGTTTCACTCGTTACCCAAACTAGCCCCCATCAGAATGAATCCTCCTGGGGGCAACGTTTCTTAATGCAGCCAGCTGTCGTCCTCCCACACCTTCTGCATAATTTTCATCACTTGTTTTCTTTCTTCATCCAGTTGCAGTCCGGTTAGTTCCACACCGTTAGAGCTACCTTTGCGAATGCGAATTACCGTTTTGGGATACAGGGGGCGCAGATTGCGGTAAAGCTCGGATTCAAGGGCGTCCAGGGTAGACTGGCTAATCTTCTGCTCTTTATCGATCATTATTTCAATGCGCATAAAAGTCACCTCAGCTGATGACATCCATTGAGCGGTTGTATTCGTGGCTTCTGATTTTTGCCATGAGTTCATCTGTCAGTTCAGAAACCCACTGCAGAGCCAGCCCCTTCTCTTCATCACTACACTCACTAGCCGCTACAAGCTTAAGAAAAAAATCAATGCGCTGGAGCTTCAAAGACTCCAAAAAATAGTCCTGCATCTTTCCTCCTATGACACCAAAACAATACTGTATGCATAACCACTGTTTATATTTACAGTATATAATAATCTTACTGATGTAAAACGTTTTTTTACGTTCATCGGCCTGATATGCCTGGTATTATTAAGAGCACGAATTGTTAACCCGCGTAATTAATACAGGTTCCGCCACTTATCATCTTCCTTCAGACGCTGGTTCCGATAGAAGATACGCAGGCCTGCTCCTGACGGAATACTGCCGCCGCGAAGGAGCAAATCGACTTCTTTCTCGCTGCCATCAAATCCCCTGGACTTCAGTTCATAGACGAGCTGCTGTCGCTGATGGTCTGTAATTCGCTGTTTGTAGTCTTTACGCCGTTTCGGTTTCACCTGGCGTAACCTTGCAGCCAGTTCCCGGCGCTCTTTTTTGCTCATACTGTGCAGGTAATCGTGCAACTCCTTGTCATTCATACGGGTAATATCCGTTATGGAGTCCCCATCAGCTGATTTGTCTTTCCCTTGTTGGTTCAAATTTTCAGCAAGGGGACAGTTATTGCCACGAGTCCAAGGGGCGCAAGCGCCCTGGTCGGCTGCCGCCTCCTGAACGTCAACGGCTTTACGAACCATTTTCCACTTCACTGCATGAGTGCAGATCTTGCCCTCTGCAATGGGTGACCAGATGCCATAAATACGAATGCCGTGATCGCCATAGGCGGTCGGCTCTTCGTTGATTTCATAAGCGGTTCTGATGAGGTGATATTTACGGGGAACCAGTACGCCGCCCTGCTTCATGATGTAGGTGGCAAAACAACCAGCATCAGCAGCAGCCAGGATGGCATCAAGGCGCGGGTTATCCAGTACCGGCGCACCTGCTTTTTTGTCCCCCTTTTGCCTTACCGCCTGACCAGCCAGCAATCGCAGTTCACGGTAAGCCTGACGCCCCGGAATGCCAAAGAAGCGGAATTGCTGAACACGATGCAAAGACGCCCAGGCATTCACGTATTCAGCGTTATCACGCAGAGATTTACCCGTTTCCTTGCTGATCTCGCCAGCCAGACCACGCCCGTCAATGTTCTTACTGATGTATTTCGCTATGTAGCTTGTCGGCGTTCCTTTGCGCGGGTTAATCAGCTCAGACTTAAAGCGCGGCCCCGTGTTATTGCCCAGCTCCTCGCGGTCTTCACGGATAGCAAACTTACGCAACAATGCTGTAATGGCGCGGCGGTCTTTTTTGCGCATGAAACACAACAGGTGCCAGTGAACTGTGCCGTCGTGATGCGGCTCAGCCACCCGCACGCCATACCAGCGCAACCCGGCTTTGTGCATCGCCTTACGAAATGCAGCAAACATACCGACCAGATAATCGCTGCTTTGTCTTACCGTCGCATTTGTCCAGGTCGGGTTGGGCCTGCCGTTATTTAGCGTGGAATGGAAACGTGACGGACAGGTGATGGTGTAGAAAACGGCGCAGTCACCGCGCATTTCCGCGATAAGCTCCAGACCTTTAACACAGGCCATCATCTCATTGCGGCGATGCGCAGGGTTGCTGCTGCTGGCGTTTACCACATCCTCCATGTCTAGCGTGTCGCCGTCTTCGTTCACCAGTTCATGAGAACGGAAAAACTCCAGCGACTTACGGCGCTGCTCACGTTTATGCAACACGGCTTCATAGCTGACATAGGGAGATGCTTTTTTGCTGACAAGGCAGACAGCACGCAACTGCTCTTCCCGCCATTCGCAACGCATCTTCCATAATTTCCGATACCACCAGTCGGCGCACAACATACGCGCCAGCGAACCCGGAATGAGTTCATAGGGCACGGGTTTACGGCGGTTTCTTTTCCGACGGAGTTGCTCAAACGCAGGCGGGATGACATCCAGACGCAGGGTTTCCGCTGCCACCCTTTCCCATGTATTGCGGATTTCTTCTGGCTTAACGTCATCGGTGGCATACAAATCGCCACAAGCGGCATCAAGGCACATACTCATATGCGCAGCTACCAGGGTGGACAGGCGTTTCACCTGATCCTGACTCATTTCAGGCAGGATCAGCAGGCCGTCCAGCCCTTCATGGCTTGCCATAAAGCGAAAAGATGCAGATAGCTGACTGTCGCGTACATGCTCCAGTCGTTCCAGACATGGCTTAATCGTCTCACGTAAATAGCGGGAATAAGCCTTTGGCCTGCCCAGGCTGCTGAAGTATTCAATACGTTGCATCAGCGGCTTGCTGATATGGGAAGGCTGGGCGTTGACGTCCGCCAGAATGACCATATCCGGATTAAAACGCTGCTGCTCATGCGCCAGCTTTGCCCGACTAATGAGCTTATCCTGTTCCATTTCGCGCTGGACAGGATCACGGGATTCATTAAAGAAATAACGCTCCCAGACCTGATCACTCAGCGCCTCACGGCGCAGCTGTTCCTGCTCGTTATCGGCAGCGTACAGAGTGATCAGGTTTGAAAGCGTAGAAACCGGCGCAACTTCCACCGGGTCCAGATAAGGGTTAATGGCCTTTTTCGAGCTGTTCCATGAGAACGATGCGGCAGCTTCGTTAAAGCCGCAGCAGTTGTTCATATCGGCATGACTCATGCACGTACTCCGTACACGGCAGAACTATCCACGCCACGCGAATAATCAAATCCCACCCAGCAGCGCGGCCCGGAAACAGCAATGATTTCTGTTGCTGATTTACCCTCGCCAGCTGCCACACCGATGCTGCGTTTTGCCTTGATGTAGTGGTGAGTAAAATTGCGATACAGCGAACGGATCAGGGATGTGTCACTGTTAGAAACAATGACCGGATGTCCTTCTGATGACCGATGTTCAAGAACAGATGCCAGGTGATACTGGTCATCTTCAGTGAAGCCGTCAGTGTGATAGCCGGAAAACGTACCGTCATACGGCGGATCGCAATACACCACATCCCCCGCCTTCAACATCGCCAGCGTTTCATCAAAGCTGGCGCAGATAAACGTTGCTCGCTGGGCCTTTTCTGCAAATGCGCGAATTTCTTTTTCAGGGAAATATGGATTTTTATAATTACCGTAGGGAATGTTGAAATGCCCGCTCTTGTTATAGCGACATAAACCACGGTAACCGTGACGATTGAGATACAGGAAATATACCGCTTTCATGAAATCAGTAATTTCAGTTGAGTAATTAAACTCCTGCCTTATGTTGTAATAAGCCACCTCCCTGTTTGCGATCTCAAATAAAACTCTGGCGCGAGATATAAACGATTCACAATCAGCGGCAACCTTTTTATAGAGGTTGATTAAATCAGGATTAATATCCGCAACCAGATAGCTGGGATAATCCGTCTCCATCATCACAGCACAGGAACCCGCGAAAGGTTCAACCAGTCGCGGGCCAGCAGGAAGATGTTTTTTTAGTTCGGACATTATGGCAGTTTTATTTCCCGCCCATTTCAGGATGGTGCTCATACAGCACCTCCGTTGTAATGTTTGCCTTTCAGCTCTGCGATTTCCTGACAGGTAATGCAAAGCTGCACACCCGGAATGGCACGGCGGCGTGCTGGCGGAATTGGCGCTTCACACTCAATGCAAAGCACGCGGGACACGCCCGGCGTTTTGGCACGGGCAGCACGGATATGGCGTTGGCGTTCTTCTTCAACGCGCTGCTGTACGAGATCCATTGCATCAGCCATTAGTGGATCTCCTGCGCTTCGTTCTGGATTGCTTCAGCAGTCACACGAAGCAGTTCTGCCGCTTCGACGTGGGTTAGCTGGCGGGATGTGATATGACACGCCAGGCTATCAAGGCGAGCTGCCATTGCTTCAGCCCTTGCCCGGCGTTCTTCCAGACGAGCCTCTGTCAGTAAAATATTAAGCCCTGCGTCATCCGGTCCGGTTTTGGTCGAGAGGGTTTCAATATTACGCATAATCAATTCTCCTGAATTTAGATAAAGGGATGCCCGGCGGGTTTACGCCATTAATTTCATTAGTTGGTTAATTCGGCATGGTTAGCCGTCTGGGAAATAAGCTCACCACTGCACGAAAATGATTCATTGCTTTAATCAACTCCCGCTTTTCGTCAGTGGTCAGCTCATTAATGCTGATGCTATGACGTTCAGCTGGAATTTTTGCCATAAAGAATATGGCAGCCAGTGCCCGTTTATTTTGTTCGCTATTAATATCCCGTGAATCACGCATATCTTTAATAAACCGCTCAAGCTCTGACTCAATATTCAGGCCAAAAACTTTCGCCCTTAACTCCGCAATGTGATTAAGTCCATTCAGGCGTTCACCGGGGCTTAATGGAACAGTCGCCGCAGTGCCTTCAATAGCCATTTGTTCCCCCGTTTTTTCGTAGATAGTTCTGCCAGCAATTCATCTTGTGAACGGCACGGATGCCAGCGTTTACCATCCTCCCCCATGATCCAGCCGTGACCGTAATGCATTGCCGGGCTTTGTTTAACCAGCAGCGATGCAAATGATGGTTCTTTCGTCAGCATAAGCACCTCACAGCAAACCAAATGAAGCACCGAGGCCAGTCACGGTATCAACTGCACTCGCCATCGCAGGATTAGCCTGTAAACGGGCCTGCAATGAAACAGCCGCCAGCGCCATCAGTCGTGTTACAGAGTTAATGCTGCTGATAGCATCACGACGACCGGCACAGGTTTTTACATCGCCAGACACCGCACCTGCAGCAACACGCCCGATCTCTGCGGTTGCACTCATGACGTAATGTGGCAGTTTCTCTTTTGCCACCTCATTAATCGGTACACATGGCAGACAATGAATCTGTGCCAGAAAACCATCTACCAGCGTTGAATCTTCAGTCAGATCGGTAAGCAGCCAGATTTCTGGTGCGGTTAATAAATGAGGCTGAGCTGGGTTCAGCTTGTTCCGCAGAATCTGCACATTCATGCCTGCACGTTCTGCCAGTTGCACCAGATTGTGGCGCAGTGCAAATGCACGACAGGCTTCATCAAAATGTGGATGTTTGGAAACTTGGTAATCAAACATGGTCAATGCCTCTGATGTATTTCAGAATCGAACTAATTAAGGTTTAGATTGCATTCTGAAAGCGCATCAACGGTCATTGCTGCTATGTTGATCATCACTTTTTCGCGTTTTTTATCTTTGCGCAGACGGTGACGGATAAGGCGTCCATCAGCCAACATGTCATTGATGGTATCGATGGATAGCCCTGTCAGCTCGCTATAGCGTTCAATAGTCACATGAGGCGTGGTAAGAGTGATTGAAATGTTAGGTCTCATGATGCAACATTCCTCGTTTAATGATGATTAATCAGGACGAATACGGATCGTTTGTATTTTGTGAACACCATAAACATACGATCGCACAGTGAAATCGTCAAGATAAAAGTTCACTTGGAGTGACCATGAATTTGGAGAAAGGCGGACGAGGCGCCATAGAGCGCATGGTAGAAGCTTATGGATTCAAGACTCGACAGGCGTTGTGCGATCATTTAGGAATCTCTAAAAGTACACTCGCCACACGCTACATGCGTGACTCATTCCCAGCAGAATGGGTAATCCAGTGCGCCCTTGAAACAGGCACCTCGCTTAATTGGCTCACAACCGGGCATGGTTCAAAGCAAACTTCAGGTAATACAAATACTATGGAAGTTGCTAAATATGTATTATCTGATGGGGCCTTGTGTGAAGACGGTTTTTATATTTTCGATAGAGAATTTCTACCGTCGGCATTCAAGAATCTTTTTGTAATCACAGATAATAATTCTGAATTTATTTGTGATAAGGAATTTGATGATATACGTGATGGTAAATGGGTAATAAGTATTGATGGCGAAATAACGATCCGTGACATTACTCGTTTACCCGGTGGAAGAATCTTCGTCGAGGGTGGAAACAGAGCCTTTGAATGTAAGATAGAAGACATTGAAATAATTGGTAAAATTATAAGTTTAACAGTCAAGTATGTTAAATAGTACCGGGAGGAAATTATGCTTGGTAAGGTATTTTTTGTGGTTTTGTCATGTTCTTTGTTATTAAACCCACTAGCTACCTATGCTAGAAATTATCCCTGCTCAGGGAAAAAGGGAGGTGTTTCTCACTGTACCTCTGATGGCAAATTCGTTTGCAATGATGGAACTATTAGTAAATCCAAAAAAATCTGTACTAAAAACTCACGATAACTTTTGCTTTTATATCTGCGCCTAAAATAAAAATGAGCCACAGGTTAACCGCAAAAGTTACATGATCACATAGCAAAAAGAATAGCCTACTTCATTATGGCTTCAGTGAGATGTATGGTCGCAGGATTTCATACATTGACACTGGTTATACATACAGTAAAAATGCTCTCTATTGGAGGGCATTTTTTATGGCTGTACGAAAACTCACCACAGGAAAATGGCTTTGCGAATGTTACCCCGCCGGACGTAGTGGGCGTCGTGTGCGTAAACAATTCGCCACCAAAGGCGAAGCACTGGCTTTTGAGCGTCACACGATGGAAGAAACCGAAGCAAAGCCCTGGCTAGGTGAATCAGTGGATCGTCGAACACTGAAAGACGTGGTTGAGCTATGGTTCAAACTACATGGTAAATCACTGACTGCTGGGCAGCATGTCTATGACAAATTGCTGCTGATGGTTGACGCTCTGGGCAATCCCCTTGCAACTGATCTAACCTCTAAAATGTTTGCCCACTATCGAGATAAACGCCTGACAGGTGAGATCTACTTCAGCGAGAAATGGAAGAAAGGAGCAAGCCCGGTCACCATTAACCTGGAGCAAAGCTATCTAAGTAGTGTTTTTAGCGAACTATCCCGCCTGGGCGAATGGTCGTATCCGAACCCACTGGAGAACATGCGAAAATTCACCATCGCAGAAAAAGAGATGGCATGGCTTACCCATGAGCAGATTGTTGAATTACTGGCTGATTGCAAACGTCAGGACCCAATTCTGGCACTGGTAGTTAAGATATGCTTAAGCACAGGCGCACGCTGGCGAGAAGCCGTAAATCTTACTCGTTCACAGGTGACCAAATACCGAATTACCTTTGTAAGAACGAAGGGGAAGAAAAACAGAAGCATCCCTATCAGTAAAGAGCTTTACGAAGAGATCATGGCGCTTGATGGGTTCAATTTCTTCACAGACTGCTATTTTCAATTTTTATCCGTGATGGAAAAAACGTCTATCGTGCTCCCTCGCGGTCAACTCACACACGTTCTGCGCCATACGTTTGCGGCGCACTTCATGATGTCGGGTGGAAACATTCTGGCCTTACAAAAAATTCTCGGACACCACGATATAAAAATGACTATGCGTTACGCACATCTGGCACCGGATCATCTGGAAACGGCGCTCCGTTTCAATCCTCTGGCAACGCTGCCAAGTGGCGACAAAGTGGCGGCAGCGGGTGGCATTACCCCGTAA